GATAGCCGAGTATCTGCCGTTGGATTGGTTGCCGAACTTAACCTTGCCGACAAGTTTGCCCTTGTCTTGGAAGGTTGCATAGTGATTGCCACTACGCCCAGCGATACGCTCAACCTGTCGTTGGTTGTCGTAGATAAGTTTCATGAATCGTAACTCATGAGCCTGTCGCCTAAGGATAAGTTGGTCGCGGTCAGCCCTACCCCATGGACTCTCACCAGTACCGAAAGCGGTACGAGATACATGCACATGAAGCCCACAGGTGTCGGTATTCCATGAACGGAACCCTTCACGCTTAAGTTTAGGGATGAAGTCCCAGTTGAAGTCAGTCTGATAAGCCTCAAGCGTATGCGGATGGGTGACTACCTCGAAACCATCAGAGAGTGAGCCATCATCTTTCATGTACGCATGAGAGCCTAGTATGCCTTCGACTAAGGCTGCGCCCTCATAGCGTGAGGTATCGCGTGACTCGACCTCTAACTCAAAGCCGAGATAGTATTGACCCTTGCCAAAGAAGTACGGGCTAGGTCGGTACGAGTAACTATGGATAGAACCATTGTCCTCATCCTCAGGCTCCGAACAGTCGTGTCCGTTGCCATCCCAATACTCCTCACTACATTCATCACACGTGTAGACATAGTTATCGTGGCAATTCTGACAGTAAAGTGTGTCGTCATACCATGCGCCATTGTCATTATGGAATGTGTCATCACAGGATGGACAGGTTGAGAAGTTATGACTCCCACCATTCTCGTCATAGTAGGTTGAGGTACAACTGTCACAACGCATGTCTCCCTCTATCTGAGTGAGTGTCACGAATTGTGAGTTAGTGATTGGCGATAATATACGCCAGTCTCTATTGCGTGTAGTTGCATAGACTGTATTGCAATCTGTACAACTGTGAGAGTGAGCAGATTTGGTTGAACAAGCGAGGTGAACTGTCACCTGTGTCTCTGCATCTGCTAGGTAAGCAGATATGAAAGACCAGCGATGGTCGGAATCCGACCGCTCACCTATGAACTCAGGTCTATTACAAGCATCACAGGTTGGAGTCTCGTCCATGAGTGGGATTCTTGGGATAGGTTCGTTACGATAGTAACTGTGGCAATCTCTACAACGCGGAACCTGCTCAGCGCCATAGTCGGATTCGGATATTACGAATAGGAACTCGGACATGCTGCAACGGTGACAGACGCCGATACCTATAAAACCGTAGCCTTCGGTCATAATTCCACATACCCTTCTACTATTGCATGGACAAGGCTTTCTTCTTCTGCGGTGGCTATCTCAGCATAAGCCTCAGCCACTCGGTTGAACAGCATGGCATAACTATCTCTGCGATAGTCGGTCATGCGTTCATCGCTATCTAGCAGTTCGCTTACGGCTTCTAAGCCAATAAGCACCATGAGCAAGTCGTTCTTGCCTTCTAGTTCCATGATTACTCATCTCCTTCATAGTGATAGTCAGAGTGTGTGATTATGACGAACTTACGATAATCATCATCCCAAGTGAATGAGTCGTAGATAGTCTGGTCGGTTTCCGACCGCAATTCGTCAATGAAGTTAGCCATGCTTTCTGTATCGTCCACATAGCCGAACATTGGCGCGGTTCTGAAGGTACTGAAGCCACACATCAGGGTTGAGTGTGGTATGCCGTCTAAATCTGTATCAACAGTAACGACATAGATTTTGCCTTCATAGGTCATGTGGGTGCTTCTATCTCCGATTAGCATAATGCAATCAAGAAAGTTATTAGAGCGAGTAGACTCTAAGATGGATGCATCATAACCAAAGTGAGTTTCATAGGCTTCGAACCATGTCACTTTAGCCATGATTACTTACCTGCCTTGCTATCTAGCCATGCTTTGCGGTATGAGTCGCGAGACTGTGTGATGCGTGCGTTAGCGATTGCGGTGGTGATTACGAGTGTTACAGATACTACTAGCGCAATCATGACTGCTAGTAGGTCGAGTGTAGTTAGGTACATTTGGAACCTTTCGGGTAGTGGTCGGAATCCGACCAGTTAATGAGGACATAGTTATCCCCATTGAGATAAGAATACGCTAGTGGCTAACCAATGTCAAATGGTCAGGGCACGACTACGGCTACCCTAACCCGACACAAACCTTTCGCGCCTTTATCTATTCCCCCCTAAAAAATAAGATTCAGCAGACGACTACGGCTATCCCCCCTTGCCCCGACACAAACCATCCGACACAAACTGTCGGACACAAACCTTTTTTTTTGGCGCGCCGTCCGCGTGCGGACATGGCGAAACCCCCCACCCCCGAAAGGGTGAGGGGTCTGGTCGGAAACCGACCGCCTAAATTATGCGCTTGCCTTCACAGGATGCGCGACTGATAGAGCGCGAGAGTTGGCAATCTGAGCCTTAATCAAGCGACCCAGTTTTTCAGCGTTCTCGAAATTGTGAACCAGTGCCTTGTCACCTTCCAATTCTTGAAAGAGTCCAAGCGCAAGAGTTACAACCGCATCAAAATCAACCGCGGCCGCTTTCATTTTCGCGGAAATTTCTTTCTCGGATGCTGTCTCCTTACCTGCTGAGCGTGTCTCGGCTTCTGCCTTGTCCTCGGTTAAACCGTCCACAATTTTACCAAAATCAGCGAATGAGCGCGCAATCTGCACATTCTCCTTGAACTCAGCCTTACTCATAACGCGGAGCGCATCTTGGGTAGTGGTGACGAGTTTCTTAACGTTCACCTTCTCGCCACCTTTCAGGCTTCCCAAGTTGTAAGCATCCACGACATATGAACGCCATGAACCCTTAGCGAAAGTCGAACCCTCGCAAGCCTCAACAGTTGCAGCCCATCCACGAGTTGAAAGTGAACCAGCGATAACCATTTCAGCGGACTTATCGAACCAAGCGCGAAATGCGCCCTCGTTAATAGTTGCACCCAATTCGAGCGCAAGAGCCTTGTTCGCTGTGTCTTCTGTCTTTACTTGCTTTGATGTTGCAGTTGTCATGATTTTTTTTCCATTTCCACCATTCGAGACGTTCGCCCGACTTGATAAGAGAATCTTCTCATACATCCAAACCAATGTCAAAACACCACGACCAAAGCCCAAACGGTCGGAATCCGACCACCAACCAGCCCCGAAGGAATACCCCTCAAAGCCCGTAGGAAGCCCATAGAAGCCCGAACGGAAAGCCCCGAGCAGATAGTCACCCAACACAAACCCCCACGCATAAGCCCCAACACAAAATAAAATCGCCTCGCCGCTAAAGCGGCTCGGTGTCTGCCGATGGTTACTACATCGCGCAGCGAAATACTAAAAGCGCGGGGGGGCAAAGCCCCCCTCGACCCCCCAAGAACGCGAATGTGCTCGTCCCTCGCACTCCTATTCGCCAGAAATACTTCGTGGTCGCAGTGGCGACCCCAGTGCTATTAATACGGTCCCCGTATATATATACACTATCGCCTAAAATTATTTTTACAGTATTTAGGCTCTAGTGTCCCGTATTGTCCGTATTGGTAGTATATTTCTAGTGACTTTAGTCACATTTGGTATATACTACCGTTCGGTTTTTGTATTTGAACGGGTTAGTATATATGTACGGATAAACGAACGGCAAGTACGTAGTGAGTTTATCTAACTGTGAGTGGGTGGCTAAGACAGACCGTAAGGGCTGGCTTGGATGCCAGCCACGAACACACGGGGGTTAGCGAGGCTTGTGAGCAAGCCGAGCGGTAAAGGGGTAATAACCCCGTTTTCATATAGGGGTTTTATAGGAGGAGTCATGGCTGCAGGCAAAGGTTCTGAGCACCATAATGTCATAGCATTGCGTGAGGCCAAGGCTAAGGTTTTAGAGTTTATTAAGCAAGGGCTAGACCTGCAAGATGCCATCGTTAGGGCTGATAGAAAGCCTGATGTCATGAAGGTCTGGCGCCAAGACGAGCAGTTCATGAAGGCCCTAGATAAGGCCCGAACTGAAGGAGAGAAAACCCTCTCCATCGTCACAGGGGACGCTAAGTTTAAGATAGGCTTTGAGGAGTTTTCGAAGGAGTTCCTAGGCAGCCCTATCTTTGACCATCACCGTTCTTGGATTGATGTCCTAGAAGGACGTGAGCCAAGTTACATCCATGAGAGCATGGTCTATGAGCCTGCCTCTGGCAAACGGCTCCTAATAAACGTACCCCCCGAGCATGCCAAGTCTACCGTCATCACGGTCAACTACTGTGTTTATCGCATTGCCATGGACCCCAACATCAAGATTACCATCGTCTCAAAGACTCAAGAGCGCGCCAAAGAATACTTATACTCAATTAAGCAGCGCCTGTCTCATGAGCGGTGGGCTAAAATGCAATCCGTCTATGGTTCTGTCGGAGGATGGAAAGAGGATGCGGATACTTGGAAGGCTGATAGGATTTACCTTTCTCGTGATTCTACCGAGAAGGACCCGACTGTGCAAGCACTCGGAGTTGGTGGCCAGATTACTGGCGCCCGTTCCAACCTCATCATCCTGGACGACGTTGTTACGACTTCAAACGCGCATGAATGGGAGAAGCAACTTCTCTGGCTCCAACGAGATGTAATTACCCGTCTGGGTGATTCTGGTAAGTTGCTGATTGTGGGCACACGTATTGCCTCAAATGATTTATATCGTGAGATTAGAAACCCTGACCACTGGACTGGTGGCAAGACTCCGTTTACATACATGTCAATGCCAGCAGTATTGGAGTACAATGACAATCCCGAAAAATGGGTTACCCTTTGGCCAAAGTCTAATATCCCATGGGAGGGTTCAGATGAGGACTTACTACCCGATGAAGACGGTCTTTATCCTAAATGGAATGGGCCAGCACTGTTTCGTAGACGTTCAGAGGTCTCTCCTTCTGCTTGGGCACTTGTTTATCAACAGCAAGACGTCCAAGAAGACTCAATCTTTCCCCCTGCATGTGTCCAAGGTTCAGTCAATAGGATGCGCAAGCGAGGGATTCTAAAGCCTGGAACTCCTGGTCACCCCAGTGAGCAAGGTCAGTGGTACACCATCATGGGCTTAGACCCCGCGATGGCTGGTAATACCGCTGCTGTTATTATGACGGTTGACCGTCAGACTAGAAAACGCTACGTGCTTGATGTAGAGAATATGCAAGAGCCAACTCCTCAAAAGATTCAAAGATTGATTGAGGACTGGGTTGGCAAGTACCATCCTCAAGAACTACGTATTGAAACTAACGCTCATCAGAAGGCTTATGCTTTAGATGAAGTATTGCGTACCTTCCTTGCTTCGGCTGGTGTGAGGTTCTCAAGCCAGTTTACTGGTAGGAACAAATGGGATACTGGTTTCGGTGTGGCTGCTATGTCAGGCCTGTTTGGGACTATGCGTACCAATGTACATCAAGATGATAACTTAATTGAACTTCCATCGCAAGATGGTTCAGAGGGTGTCAAGGCTTTAATCCAACAATTAATTACTTGGAAGCCAGATACTAAGGGTAAGACTGACTGCGTTATGGCATTGTGGTTCTGTGAACTGCGTGCACGTGAGGTAATCAGTACAACACGTATGGGGCAAAGTCACATACCAAACAAGTGGGCAACACCCAAACAACAAGGTAATCGTTACATGATAAATCTAAACGATTACGAATTTGCTCAATACGAATAGGATAACAATGGTAGACATTAAACTCATCGCACGCCGCGTGGAGTCTATGAAGCATCGTGCTTATGAGCGCGATACCCAAATGGCTAACGTACTTGCTGTGCGCCAGGGAAAGATGGTCGAGATATTTCCTGACATGTTCCCTGAGGGAATGTCTCATGCCATGGTTGCTAACTTTATCGATGTCGCAGCACGCGACTTGGCAGAAGTTCTAGCACCGTTACCTTCTATCAATTGCTCTACTACAAATGTAACCTCAGATAATGCTCGTGAGTTTGCTGATAAGCGCAGCATGATTGCAAACAACTATGTCTATACATCTCGTTTGCAGACTCAGATGTACCCAGGTTCTGACCAGTACTTCTCCTATGGTTTCTTGCCTATCCATGTTGAGGCAGATTGGGACTCTAACCTTCCTCGTATCCGCGTAGAAGACCCAACTGGTGTCTACTATGAGCGTGACCGTTTTGGCCGCCTAGTTGCATACGCTAAGCGTTACAACAAGACAATGATTGAACTTGTCAATGAGTTCCCTGAGTTTGACCGTGCAATCCTAGGTCAGTTTGGCTATGACCAGAACTTGAACCAAGAGATTGAAATCATCCGCTATATGGATAAAGATTCAATCGTCTTGTATGTTCCTTCACGTAAAGATTTAGTTCTTAGTACCGCTAAAAATCCTATGGGTAAGATGACCGTAGTTGTTGCAGAGCGTCCATCTATTGATGGAAAGCCTCGCGGACAGTTTGATGATGTAATCTTCGTACAACTTGCTCGTGCTCGTTTTGCTAACCTTGCCATGGAAGCGGCTGAAAAGTCTATCCAGGCTCCACTTGTAGTACCTGATGACGTTCTGGATATGCCTATGGGCCCAGATGCAATCATCCGTACTACAAATCCTAATGGTGTTGGGCGTGTCCGTTTGGATATTCCCGCTGCTACTTTCCAGGAGCAATCAGCACTCCAATCAGAATTAAGACTTGGTGCTCGATATCCTGAGGGTAGAACTGGAAACATTGACGCTAGTGTTATCACTGGCCAAGGTGTCCAGGCATTACTTGGTGCTTTCGACTCTCAGATTAAGGCTGGTCAAACAGTCCTTGCTGAGGTGTTGGAAGATGTCATCAAGTTATGTTTCGAAATGGATGAAATCCTTTTCAATGAAAAGAAGACAGTTAGAGGAACCGCGCAAGGAACACCGTACGAGTTAAAGTACATGCCAGGCAAGGACATTAAGGGCGATACTTCGGTAGAAGTCCGATATGGCTTGATGGCTGGATTAGACCCTTCACGCGCTCTAATTTTCTCTCTCCAAGCATTAGGTGCTGATTTAGTGTCTAAGGACTTCATTCGTCGCGAGTTACCATGGAGCGTTAACGTTACTATGGAAGAACAGCGTATTGAAATCGAAAAGATGCGCGAGAATCTTACTGCATCTATTACTGCAAGTGCGCAAGCAATCCCAGCGATGGTAGCACAGGGTCAAGACCCAACTAAGTTAATCCAGAATATTGCCGACGTTATTGAACGTCGTCGTAAAGGGGAGAGCATAGAGTCTGCTGCGTTGGCAGTGTTTAAGGTGGAAACACCTGAACAGCCTCCACAGTCGGAGATGGCTCCGCCAGGTTCACAAGGCCCAGTTGAGCAAGCGCCCCCGTCCCCAGCGGCTCCTGGACAACCTTCTGGCGGGGCCCCTCAACAACAGGGACCACCACCAGATTTGCAAACAATGCTAGCAGGCTTAGGGGGATAAAATGGCTACAAGGAAGAAGCGAGCAGTTGATGAAGACTACTCAAAACTAGACCAGTATGCCATTGAGTTACACGAATTTTATAAATCTTTGCGCAAAGCAGGGTTTACAGTTGATAATGCATTATGGATTTTATCTGCAAAAGAGATGCGTCCTGAATGGATGGTATCGGCACCAACACTAGATGATATTAGAAAACACATGGATGAGGATGAAGACTAATGGCTATTAATGAAAAAGTCTCAGGTGTAGGTGCAAACTCATCTCGTACTGATAATAATGTTTCTGAGCGCGTAGCAAAGATTCAACGCGAAGCAAAGATTCAGAATTCAACTGGTGGCGCATACACTAATCGTCAAGATTTAACTTCCCTTGCTGGTGGGGCATCTACTGATGTTCCTAGCGTAAATATGAATACAGGTACTCCTGTATCTCAAATTCCTTCTGGCAATGTCTTTACACCTGGTTCAGGACGCGATGGTGTTCCTCTTTCAGATGGTGCACAGTTTGGTCCTGGTCGTGGTATAGAAGCACAAGCACCTACTGCTGAAATGTTAAATCCAGATTCTATGTTTATTCGCGCCATGGCTCAGGCTAATCCTGAATCACGCCAACTGTTCATGATGGTTGAAGCACTTAACGAAATGGAATTAATGGATTAATGGCTAATCCTAAAGTATTAACTCCTGCACAGCGTTTGATGGAAGTCCAAGTGGCTTCCTTAACGCCTGAATCGTTCTCAAACCTTACTTCTATTACTAACAAGTACCCTGGAATAAGTAACGACGTTGCTATTGCAATGGTCCGTCAAGGTTTGAATGCTGATACTCCTGGTTTGGGTAAGATTGCAACTATTGACGGTATTGCTGCACTTAAAAACGAGAAATTTAAAGTCGACAAACTTAAGAGTAGCGTAAAGCCTGACCGTGGTGTCTTAGGTGCTATGGAAAAAACTTTTAGAGAAGCAGTCTACAATCCATTTAAGGGTACAATTCGTACCACTTTTGCAGGACTACGCTTGCCATACGATATTGCAACAGTAGGAATTCGTAACTTAACTGCTGGCGAAGATGCAATTACAGATATGGGTAACGCATTTCAAGCAACAACCTTTGGTTCACTACTTGCTAGTGGTGGCAAAGGTACAGGTTCTGGTTTCTTTATCTCACCTGAAACCAAGGTAGGCAAAGCACAGGCTAGAGCAATGGGTAAGTATGGCCAGATTAATGGCGAGTCATTTACCATTGGGCGTAGCATTTTTAACGGTATTGGCATGAACCCTAATAGCAATGCCTATCATATTTCATCTGGAATTGTAGACGCAGTTCTAAACGTTGCAGCAGACCCATCAACTTGGTTTGGTCCTGGCGCTGTAGGAAAACTATTAACTCAAGGCAAGACTGTCACTGCACTTACCAAGGAATTATCCGATGCCACTAAGAGTGGCTTTGATAACATGGCCAAAGAAGCAATTGACGAACTTGAAAATACTAACCAGATTATTAGAGATAAACTTAACAAGAAGATTTCAAGTCCTTACAAGCGATATTCTTCTAAGTACAAGAAGTTAGAGCAAGAAATTATTGCTACTGAGACTGCAATTACCAATGCTCAAATTGGGACATTTAAAAAACTTCTTAATACTAATAAAGATATCTATGCCTGGGAAGGTGTAGACAAAGCAGCAGAAGCAACCCTGTCTAATAATGCTATTGCTAAATGGTTTGTTGAAAATCCTAAGGTTCAGACTGGTGAATTGACTAAAGCAATCTCACTTCTTGCTGCAGATATGAAGAACACTGGTGGATTCTTTGAAGGTCTTATCCTTATGGACGAAGTTCCACAGATAGGTAAGATTTCTGTAGGTGTTCATGCTGCTGGAAACGTAGCAGATGAGTTTGCTATTACACTTAAGACAGGAAAAGAACTTAAACTGCTCGATATTGCAGATAACTTTATAAGTGCTAACCAAAAAACGCGTACTGCTGAGTCATTAAACCGCAGTAAGTTTGCTGACTCAATAGATAAGATGGCTAAGGGTAGACCCGAAGCAGAATTTCGTGTTCTAACAGAGTTATCTACTGAATTAAGAAATGATATGGCAAACCTTGATGGTTTCCTTGGTTCTATCTTTACAACTGGTGATGAATTAACCGCAGCAACACCTTTTTCTACTTTGCTACAACGAATTGCAGAGTACAAAAACCCTAAGTTGTCATCAGAACTAATTGATTTGGCTGCAAAGGTTTGGAAAGTTGATGGATTCTCAAACATCCGTTCAATTTATGGACAAGTTGGTGGCGTAGTAGTCACTAATACTAAGCGTCTTGCTGCAAAGGGTGCCGAATTTGGCAATGCTGCAGCAGAAGTACTTGACCCAACTAACCTAGGTCCTAATCTTATTAAGGTTATAGACTCAATCAAGGCTCCTCAGGTTGAATTGGTTCGTTTGCAAAATGAAGTTGATACTTTACTAGGCAAGCAGATAGATTTAAAGGATAAAGAAGACTGGTTTAAGTTACTTCGCGATAAGGCACAAGAAGACCCAGAAATCCTTAAAGAACTTATTCAAGACCCAGCAAATGCAGGCATCAAGGGACTTCTTAAGATGGAACTGCAGATTACTGAAAACAATGTTTACAGAGAATCAATCATGGCTCAAATGGGCATCACAGATAACTTCATGGGTGAGGTTCGTGATACTCCTGGGGCAGAAGAGGCACTCAAGTTTATCCTTGGACGTCAATTCCAACCTATTGCTGAGTTGATTGCTAAAGAGACAGATACTGTCCGTCTTAAGCGACTATTCAATCGCAAATTAGATGACAATATGGTTAAAGAACTTACTGTTGCTAGCAATGCTGATGAAGTATTCACTGTTTTCTTAAATCAATTTGCACCAGGACAGGACCCAGTTAAGGTAAAGGAAGCACTATCTATTGGTGCTAAGATTGCTACTAACCCTGTTGCTCGTATGGTCCCTGCAGTCAATATGGATGCAATCCGCTATGCAGAGAACATTAACAAAGCATTTGGACGTTTCTACATTCGTACAACAGCGCTTAACCTCAATGACTTAACTGGACTCAACAATGGTGTTGAGGACTGGATGAGTTCTGTAGGCATCAAGCGCATTGTTGGAAAGAATGTACAAGAAAAGATTATTGCTGAGACGCAACGCGCTATATTCAAGGCTGCAACAAATGCTGAGCGTGCTAAGGCAGTTGCTAGTGGTATTGGTAAGTTAATGGATGAGGTAGGTTCTACACTTAGCCTACCTAAAGACAAGATTGATGAACTTAAGAAGACTGCATCAATTGCTGGTAGCGAAGAAGCATTTATTAAAGATTATGCATTAAAGACTTCTATTAGCAACGCTGGAACTGGTATTGTTAATGCTGGTGGCAAGAGTATCCAGTTAGATAAGGGTATCCGTGAAGGACAGTTAGTTCACGATGTTATTACCCTTCCAGACTCACGTGCAATTAATAAAGCAGTGGTTGCACACAAGACTAACGTTCCTCTATATGGAGCAGCAAAGTCTACAAAGATTTTCCTTGAAGAAACAAATGATATCTGGCGTACGGCGCAGTTAGTTGGCCGTGCATCATACGTATTCCGTAACATTGCTGAAATGCAAATGCGTCAGTTCTTCTCAGGACATTACAGTTTATTTAATAACCCAATTGGTTTCATCTCTATGATGATTGCCAATCCAGAAGGCAACGCATTACAGAAGTCTCTTGTAAAGCGTTCTAAGTATGGTGTCAACGCACTCAATGAGTCTTTCAAGACAGTAGATGCAGAAGTAGAACTATCTAGGTCTGTTATTGCTCGCCGTGCACTTATGCGTGGTAGTTCTTTAGGCGATTATGGCAAGGCCGGCCGTGGTGCTAACAAGCAGAAAGCCTACATGACTGTAGGCGTTGACCATCCTGAGTTCTTTAACGGATTAGCATGGACTGTTAATAACTTCTCAGCAGATAAGTTCATGCCTGATGTTATCTCTGTTATGCGAAAGAACACACCTGAGGCTAAAGATGCCTATGTTGATAACCTAATCAATACATTTGATGAGCCAGGAAATAAACTTAAAGAATTCGTATCAGCAATCTATGATGACAATGACGGAATGCGTGAGTTACTTCTTAAGAATCCAGGACTAGAAACAGGTCCAGGTGCAGTTAAGGATAACATTAGCCGTGAGAATCTTCTTATCTGGCTATTTGATGAGACTCAACCTAACAGTTACGCTGGTCAACTTAACCTTCTAGGTGGACAAGGTTCCCAAAAGAACCTAATCATGGACTTGATTCTCAACGGAGAAGCACTTACAACTACCGCTGCTGGTAAAGCAGTAAAGATTAAGACTCCATACCGTCAAACAGGACTAACAAGTGAGCAAGTTATTGCTGCTGAAAAGGCTTATGTAAAGCAAGTTGAAAGTATATTCCAGCGTGAACAACTAACTGGTTCTGTAGTAACTAACGTTACTGAGACATCAACAGGTCCAGAGTTTATGAAGCAAGCAAACAAGTTTACTGACTGGTTCTTTAATCTTGCAGCCCGTGCTGAAAGCAACGCTAACCTTGGTCCTGAGTTTGATGCTGCTTACTGGGACTACATTGCAGGCTATGCAGATATGTTAGATACAGCAGAACTAACCAAGTTGCGCAATACAGCCAATAAGGTCTTTGCTCCTAATAGAACTGCTTCTGGCAAGATTATTGGTCGAGTTCCACCAGGGCTTCGTGTTATTAACAAGACTCTTAAAGAACGTTTGAAGAATCTTAACTATGTCCACAAAGGTGGAGCAAGCCTTAAGACTCTTGATGGTATTGCTGCAGACCAGGCTTCTGAGTATGTCAAGGGTCTATTCTACGATGCTGCAAAGCAGAAACAGTGGGCTAACGCTGCTCGTATTGTAGCCCCCTTTGCACAAGCACACTATAACACTCTTGCTAAATGGGGAGAACTTACTTGGTCTAACCCAGTTCCTATCTACAAGTTTGGTAAAGCATTTGATTCGCTTACTAAACAAGGTTCAAATATTATCTATGAAACAACTGGCATGACATATGATGATAACAAGGGATTCATCTACAAGGATGATAACACTAATCAATTAAACTTTAAGATGCCTTTGGTTGGAAACTTCCTTGGTGCACTTGCTGGTGGAAGTATCAATGCTAAAGATGCAGTCCAAGTTACTTCTCCTGTAGAATCTCTCAACTTAGCATTTGGTTCTGTTAACCCAGTTGTTCCTGGTTTTGGACCTGCAATGGTTGCTGCCTATCAAGTATCTGGAAGAACATCTGCTTTCGGTCCAATAGATGACATTGTTAGAGACATTCTAACTCCGTTTGGTGAGCCTAAGACTCCTGGAGACCTAGTGCTTCCTGCATGGTTGAAAAAAGGATTTGCTGCTTTCCAAGGTAATGATGCAACCACACTACGCAACGTTAAAGACTTTGCTGCCTACCTAGCCTCAACAGGTGAATATGGTGGAGACCAAGCATTAGTTAATGACGCACAGCGTACAAGATTATTTAATGATGCTACAAGAATGGCTAAAGCCTTTGGTGCTTGGAATGCTCTATTCACAAGCATCTCACCTTCTGTTCCAATGACAGAGGTTCTTGCAAGTGTTAAAAACCCTGAAAACAAGCAGAACTTTATGACGATGACTATGCTTTATGACAACCTACAGAAGTTAAAAGATAGATATCCATCAGACCAAGGTGTTGCAATCTCTAAGTTTGCTGAGCAATTTGGCGCTAACAACCTTCTTGTGGCAGTTAGCGGAACAACACCAGGAACTTCTGGTAAAGCAGATGCTTGGACTTTCTTGAATAACAACCCAGGTGCATCTGATAAGTATGGACGACCTAACGAAGATGTGATTCCTTTCTTCTTCCCAGGTGGAGAATACTCTCAGAAGTACTACAATTGGCAGGTTAAAAGTGGTGCTCGTCGTAAGTTATCTACTGCTGAAATCATGCAAGAATCAGAAAACATGGTTTATGCGATGCTTAAGAGTCAGATTACTGAGCGACAGATTGCTGGATTCTACACAGGAGACTGGGCTGTCGAACAAGTTGCCTTACTAAACAAGCAGTTTGGTGGCGCTAAGCCAGTAGATAGCCTTGTAACAGGAATATCTGATGCTCGTGTAGCAACCATTGAGAAGGCTTTGCAAGACCCAGCATTTGAAGCATCACCAGTCTACAAGCAACTCTCTGAGTTCTACCCATTGTTTAGCAAGTATAAAGATTTATTAAACCAACTTAAGGTTAGCAACTATGCTGAACTTTCATCTAAGGGTGGAATTCCAACATTGATGCGCGATGAACTTACCTCACTAGGAGAAAAGTTAATGACAGAAAACCCCGACTTTATCCCTATGTATTACGGGGTATTTGCTGGAATACTAAAGGAGAGTAAGTAATGGCTGGTCCAGTTTACAAAACCGCAGACGCTGCTCGTGCTGCCAACGCTGCTCGTATTGCCAATGCTGTCCGTCCTACAGCCTTTGCTCAAATGTCAAATGTTCAAGGTACTGGAAATCTTAACTCAGCATTTATTTACACTGCAAATGACCCGTTCTACCAGTTTGCATATGCTGAGGGAACTGCCAAGGCACAGGCTGCGCAACGATTAAACCAGGCTCTTAATAAAACTCCGTCCTCTCAACCTGGATTTAAGAATCAGTTTGAGTACATGCAGAACTTGCTTCGTGTATCAGGTATTAGTAAGTCAGCAGTAACTGATAGCAACGCATTGAGTAACATTATCATTGCTGGTGCTGCAGTCAACCAAGACCCATTTACATTCCTTGAGAGTTACATTTCAAACAAGCCTAAAGGTGCTGGTATTGCTCAGCCCGATACTACTACTCAGTACACTAAGCAGATTCAGACTGCTCTACAGTTTAAAGACCTTGGTGATGCTCGTCAGTACTACAGTGATTCTTACTTTGCTACATGGGGTTCATACCCCAGCGCAGACCTAGATAAGAAGTTTCAAGATGCTTGGAATAATGAAGTTAAAGACCAGGACCAACCATCAACTACTACAACTAAAACTGAAAAGGCTCCTATCTACGATAAGAAGAGCAAGCCAGTTATTGATAAAACAACGGGTAAGCAGCAGATTGATAGATTTGGTAATCCACAATATTCTTTAGTTGCCAAGGACAAGAATGGTCAGTACCGCTATACAACAGTTGTAACTGGAACTACAACAGCAAAGGGTGAAGGATTCACTAATGAAGAACAAGGCCAGTTCCTTGCTGACTTCTTAGTTAATAACAATCCTGATGCTGCTTGGAATGTCGATAATCTTGGTGGCGCTGCTAAGACTCTTTATGATGGAATTGCAGCATTTCACAGGTCTAACTATTCAAAGGTTCCAGACCTAGTAACACTACAGCCACTTATCAAGAATGTTCTTTCTAGTGCAGATGCAAACGCTGCTAATGAGTACCTAACTCAGTATAAGAATAGTGCTCGCAAGCAAACTGCTTCTAAGTATATGAGTCTTGCTGAGTATATTAACGCTGGTGAAGATGCTGACAAGTATGTCAAGCCAATGCTAGAGGGTCTATCTTCTATGCTTGAAAAAAACTTCACAATAGATGACCCATTTGCTGTGCAAGTATTTAACTTCAAAGATGATAAGGGTGTCTATCGTATGCCTAACGCGCTTGAACTAAATCAGATGGTTATGAACCATGCTGATTACGGCAAGACAGCAGCAGCAGTTAACCAGGCTGTAGATATGACTCAAAGCATCAAGAGCAAGTTAGGACGTTCATAATGCCATTAATTATTAGACCAGACTTAATGATTCTTGATGGTGGAGAAGTTGCACCTAGAACACGTAAAACAACAGCAGCAGCCCCTGCTCCTGCTCCCGCACCAGCACCCGCTCCTGCGCCAGCACCAGTTGCAAAGCCTGCTCCTGCCGCACCCGCTGCACCTGCAGCCCCAGCAAATGCTCAGATTGCTGTTCAAAAATTACAAAGCGGTATACCATTAACCGCTGCCGAAAATAAGATTCTTGGGATATCAACAACTCCTGCAAAACCAACACAAACTGCTGCTCCTGCAGCACCTGTTGTTGCTAAAGCAGCAACGACTCCTACAACTGTTAATACAACTACTGCTGCTGGCATTGCTGCAGCATCAGCCCAACCTGCTCCAATTCCAGTAGTGGCTGGAACAGGCGGAGTTATGGGCGGTTCTTCTAACGCAGGTGCTTATGCTTCTAGTGGATTTCCTGGGTCTGATAAGACTCCAGTATCAGTTGCAACATCTGTAAAATCAGAACCTGTTAACTCTGGAATTGCTCCGCTTACTGGTCCAACATGGCAACAAGTAGCAGATGCTAAAGAAGCAGAAGCAGCAGACAAACTAGCAGCAAAGCCAGACCCAACTAAGACTGCTTATGCAGATTTGACTCCAAAACAGCGTGCTGATATGACGCAGGACGAAAAGATGGCTTACATCAGGGCTGCTCTCGTTGCTTCAAAGGCTGCAGCAGCAGGAAAACGTGCAGCAACTGACCCAATGTTTAACTTTGCAGTACGTCCAGAAGCACCAGCAAAAGATGCTAATTTTATTTATTATTACTCTTGGATTGGCGGAGTATCAGGTGGTGAGTGGAAACTCTATCGTGCACTTAATACTCCAGAGAACGTGGCAAAGTATGGTTCACGTGTATTTGGTGGACCAACTCAAGCAACTTCATTTTCTGCAGTAGGAGCAGGTACTTTAATAAATCAACCATCACCTGTCTATGGTGCAGATGGTGGTCTTACTGGCTGGAACGTTCAAGGCGTTGGCACTGTTGGAACTGGTGGTACAGGAACTGGTGGCGGAGGTACAGGCGGTGGCGGTACTGGTGGCGGTGGTGGAGCAGGTGGTACTGGTAACTCTCCAGTCATAGGCACTGGTGCACCAACAACTAACATTGACGTCCTTAAGGCTGCACTTCGCGGTCTAGGGTTTACATCAGCAATCCTTGATTCATCTACAACATTTCTTAATAACTTGTTAAAGGATGGCCTTGACTATGACAATGCCACAGAAATCTTTTTAAACAATAAAGAGTACACTCTCAAGAGTGGAACAAAGATGGAGTCTCCATTCTATACAGAGTATGGCTATCTCAATGAAGGTCTAGTCACACCTAAGAGTGCAAATGAACTGTTTAACTTTGTTGAAGGCGCTAAGGGCGTAATCGATAAATACAAACTTAGCACTAAATTTATAGCACGTGACGCACTCAAGGAATATGTTAAGAATGGCAAAACAGTAACAGATTTGTCTAAGAACGCAGCAACTGCTCAATTAAAAGCACTTGAAGCAGACCCATTCCAGGTTCAAGCACTTATTGCTCAAGGCTTTATTGCTTCTGCAGCAGGCCTTAATGATTTCTATATGGACCCAAAGATTGGTCAAGAGCAACTAGAACTTAATCGTCAGAGTGGTGTATTTACAGCAGAAGCACTTCGTCGTGCTAAGACTGGTGGCATAGTTACAGATGCTGCGCAACTAGCAAAGTTTAGGCAACTAGCAGCAGGCCTGACTGGCAAGGGTTACAACGATGCACAGATTGCGCAACTTGCTGGAGTAGGTTTTGAAAATGTTGCTCAGGACTTGCGACCTCTTACATCGCTCTCTCAGATTTATGAGAAGACTGGTGGAACGGTTGCATCTAATGCAGCACTCACATCTGATATCCAAAGCAGCCTTCTTGCAGAAGAGTTCCAAGGCACAGCATCGGAACGTCGCAAGAGACTTGCTGAGCAAAACCTAAGAGCGTTCCAGGGAACATCAGGAGTTACTTCTGGTTCTCTCAGAACCGCAGGAGTTTCAGGACTCCTATAAAAGAATCCCCTCTGGACCAATCGGCCCCAGAGGGCGTAATAGACCGATAGTACAAGCCAATGCAGATACCCCATCTGAATTGAGGTGTGCGACAACTACTAAAAGGGAGATAATCGCATGAGCGATAACCGCGACAACTACTGGGCAGATGACGAAGAAGATGACGAAACAAGTACACCTGTATTTGAATCAGATTCGGACCTTGTTAAGCGACTACGTAAGCAATTAAAGGCTGAGCAGCGCAGAAACAAAGACCTTGAGACATCATATGGTGAACTCACCAAGGCCCAAAAAGAGCGGATTCTAAAGGATGTACTTACATCCAAAGGTGTCAATCAAAAGATTGCACAGTTTATTCCATCTGATATCGAGGCATCTGAAGATGCTATCAACGCTTGGTTAGATGCAAATGGTGAGGTCTTCGGATACACACCAGCACCTAAGCAAGCAGTTAACGAAAATGATATCGCTGCTATGCAGAGAATGGATTCTGTGCTAACTAATGCTGAGACACCTGCTTCTTCTAACGATTTACAAAATCGTCTTGCCAATGCAAATACAGAAGAAGAGATTCTATCCATACTCAGCGGTCAGTAAAACCGCACACTAACCAGAAAGGGGATATCGCCAAATGGCTGATGTCTTTTCAACTACAACCTCTGGGTTAGGTTCCAATCTTGTAACTATGGCGTACGACAAGTTGATTGAACTCAACTTACGTTCAACACCACAGTTCCGTGCAATCGCGGACAAGAAAATCGGAAACCCAACTCACGACGGTTCTTCAATTCGTTTCCAGTTCCACAACGATATTTCTGACACCTCAATCGCAGGTGCCACACTCGCTGAAACTGTAGACCCAGATGCAGTAGCACTACCAGCAACTACAACACTAGATGTCGCACAGACAGAACTAGGTCGCGTAGTACTTCCAACACGCAAGTTGTCACTTATGACTCTTGCTGACGTTGACCCATGGATTGCTAACGCAGTCGCATTCAACATGGCAACTACACTAGACAATGGTGTTGCTGCTATCCTAGATGCAGGTACAAACGTTATCCGTGAGTCTGGTGGAGCACTTTCAACAACTGCTGCTAAGTCAACAATTGACACAACAGACACATTCAAGGGACGCGACGTACGTTACGCTGTAACAAAGTTGCGTGCTGCTAATGTTGTTCCTCGTGGCGGAATGTATGTTTCATACATCCACCCAGAAGTTTCACATGACCTACGTACAGAGACAGGTAACAACATCTGGCGTACACCACATGAGTACCAGAGTGCTGGTCCATTGTTCGCTGGTGAACTAGGCGCATGGGAAGGTGTCCGTTTCATCGAGACACCACGCATGACAAACACAGTATCAGGTAAGGCACTAACAGCACTTGCTACTGCAGCAGCAGTATCAGGTGTTTCAGGTGAGTTCACAATCGTTGCAGCAAACGCTGCATTCGGTGGTCTTGCTGAGGTAGGAGATGCAATCTCTGGTACTAACGTAGGTTCAGGCGCTTTGATTACAGCAATCTCAGTTGGTGCAACAAACACTACATTCACAGTGTCTGTCGCTAACTCAGGAACTGTTGGAACAAACACACTTACAGTTACTCCAAAGGCACGCGTTTACAACACTTACGTACTAGGACAGCAAGCACTTGCTGAAGCAGTATGGAAGGAACCAGGCATTGAGTTTGGTAACGTTGTAGACAAGTTGAACCGTTTCCGCCCAGTCGGCTGGCACGGTATCATCAACTGGTCAATCTACCGTCAAGAGGCGCTATACCGCATCGAGACTGCTTCATCAGTTCGTCCATAATCTAAGTATTTAGATGGGTGGGGCAGGGGGTAACTCCTGCTCTATCCATAAAACGGCTTAGGAGGCTAAATGGCATACAGATTCACAACACCTACAGTGAGCGAAGGCCCTGCAGGTGAAGGCCGTCTATTTGGCCGCTACAGGCTCGTAAGAGGCATCACAGTCTTGAAGATAGATGGCGAGTACTACGAAGTACGCTATCCATCCTCAGAAGAGGTAGATGCTGCCGAAGAGGCTTACATGGGGGGATACTCCTATGAAGTCAGCCCAGGAGAGAAAGCCAGCCTTGAGGCTGCAGGATACACAGTGGAGACGGTATGAGACACAGATTAGACCATCCAGAGGATGTTGAAGGTTGCTTTGGATGCAAGGTTCTAGGACTTCAAATGAGTCCAGGAGATGCATCATCTCAGAAGATGGTAAGTAACAAGAAGTGGGACGGTGAGTTAGAAGCCTATCGCGCAGCACGTGCTGATGGCATTCAACCTGCTGGTACAAGTATGAAAAAGATTCAGGAAGCACGTCGTGCCTCTGATGTCATGGGTAAAGCATTTGATGCGAACACCATGGGAGATAGCAAGATAATTCAAAATAAAACAGTAGCAACACTCAAGGAAGTAGGAGCAATATAATGCCAAAGGTAGGAATGAAAGAATTCTCTTACACAGCAAAAGGTATGGCAATGGCTAAGGCTGAGGCTAAGAAGACTGGTAAGAAAATGGTTGTAAAGAAGACCGCTAAGAAGAAGACCATGAAGAAGGCTGCAAAGCGTGGATTGTTTGGTGGTATGTAATGGCTAAGAATATGTCATATCTAGATAATCTTAAGAAAGAAGTATTACAGAAGAGTAAAGCATCAGATAAACTATCTGCAGCAAAGTACAAGTCTACTTATGGAACAATGGGCATTAAGAGTCCTGCTGATAGAGTTGCTGCAACAAAGGCTGCTAAGGCAAACGATAATGCGCTTGGTCAATTATTTGGTGCAATTCTTCAAGGTCGTCGTTATGATGACAAGACAGGCAAGCAAATAAAGAAGAACAAGTAAATGGTAGTTAGAAAACCAGGGAACTGCCGCTTATGCGGTAAGCCAGATGAGAAATGTAAGTGCTGAGGAAAAAGAAGTGAAAGACTCACGACTAACACGGGCTGGAGTGTCAGGCTTTAATAAGCCTAAGGCTACTCCTAGCCACCCTACTAAGTCACACGTAGTTGTGGCTAAGGTAGGTAGCCAGGTTAAGACCATACGCTTCGGACAACAAGGCGTTTCTGGCTCACCTAGAAAAGCAGGAGAATCTGCTGCCTATGCAGCACGTAGAAAGTCTTTCAAAGCAAGACATGCAAGCAATATATCCAAAGGAAAAATGAGTGCCGCATATTGGGCAGACAAGGTGAAATGGTAATGGCAAAAATAAAAGTATCACAAGCGACAATCGATAAGATTAAGACAATGGGAATGACCAAGGCCCTTAAGACGGCTGCTAACGGTAAAGCAAATGCTGAGATGCGCGAGGGACTAAAGCGCATGTACGGAGCAAAGCGTCTTAATGCTGCAGAAACTAGCACAAAGCCTTATAACGTTCGTCCAATCAGTTCAGCAGATAGTGCTCGTGCAAAGGCAACATCTAAGCCTGTTTACAAGTCAGCAGATGCTGCACGTTCAGCAATGCCAGGCAAGGGACCAGTTGCTAGAGTTACTACTGCTGCTAAGAAGTCAACAACAACCGACCCATTTGCTAAAGCAGTATTTGGTGTAGGTCGTGCAATTAGCAACAATGGTGCTGGTTCATCTACACGTAAGCCAGTTGCTGGCAAGCCAAGCATCGGAGAAAAAATTAGCGCAGCAGTTACTGGCAAGGGTGTAGGCAATAAGAATACAGTTACATCAGTAGCAGCAACCAATGCAAAGCGTATGGGCATTTCAGTTGCAGAGTACAACAAGCGTTTAGCAGCAGCGAAGAAGAAATAATTCAAACTAAAGGAATCTAATGACAACGACCTATGCCAATTTGGTAGATGAGATTACTCTCAATCTGTCAGGCTATACATTAAGGCAAGACCGTACTACTCATTTGACTGGCAACGTGACCTCTACTGGTCTGTCGCTGGGTCTAGGTAGCACGACCAATATTGGTAAAGGTGTTCTTGAGATTGATGATGAATTAATTTGGGTAGATAGTTATGACCGTACTGCTTCAACAGCAACAATAGCACCTTATGGTCGTGGTTACCATGGTACTGAAAAGGCTATACACCTTGAGAATGCTAAGGTAACCATTGCTCCTACCTTTCCACGAGCAACTATTAAGAAGGCTATCAATGACACAATTGATGCAGTATTTCCTAATCTATTTGCTGTCGGAGTCCATACCTTTACATATAATACAGTTAAGACAACATACTCACTTCCTGCTGATACCGAGACAATTTTGTACGTCTCATACAAGCCAACAGGACCAACAGAAGAATGGCTTCCTGTAAGAAACTACCGTGCAGACGCATTTGCTAACACAACAGCATTTGCAACATCACAGAGTATCTCAATATATGACCGCATTGAATCAGGCCGTACAGTTCAAGTCTACTACTCTAAGAAGCCTACTACACTAACAGACTCTGCATCTAATGCAACATTTGAGGCTGTCACTGGACTGCCTTCATCTTGTAAAGACATCATTGTCTACGGTGCATCATATCGCCTGTCATCATTTGTTGACCCAGGTCGACTCAACTATTCATCTGCAGAAGCAGACAATGCAGACACTAAGATTCAATATGGCGCTGGTGCTTCTACTGCCAAGTTCCTTCTTGCACTGTATCAACAAAGACTCAATGAAGAAACCAAGAAACTGCGTGACGTTTATCCCACCCGAATCCATTACACGAGGTACTAAAATATGACAGTCCGTAAGTATATATCAACCTCACAAGAAACAACTTTGACAGTTGCACTGACAAGTAATGCAACAACAATGACTGTAATCTCCGCAGCGGGATTACTCGGTACGCTTACTCCTGCCGTTGGCGAAACATTTACTGTTGTTATTGACCCAGATACTTCACAAGAAGAAATTGTAGATGTAATAAGTCCTAGTGCTCCAGGTAGCAATACACTAACAATTACTCGTGGTGTTGGAGTAGACGGCACTACTGCTATTGCTCACTCTGTTGGTGCAAAGGTACGTCACATGGCTACTGGCCGTGATTTCCGTGAAGCAAATCTCCACATTGAGAACTCAACAACTGCTCATGGGTTGACTATTGCTAACGTGCTTGAGACATCCGACACAAACATGATTACCAATGCAATGCTACAGGCAAACTCTGTAACCACTGCAAAGATTACTGACCTAAATGTTACTACTGGTAAAATAGCAGATAGCGCAATTACCTCTGCTAAAATTGCAGACCTAGGCATTGCTACTGGCGATATTGCAGACCTAGCAATTACCACAGGCAAGGTTGCAGATGCTGCTATTACCTCAGCCAAGATTGCCGATTTGACAATTGCAACAGGAGATATTGCTGACAGTGCTATTACTTCGGCTAAGATTGCTGACGGCACTATTGTTGCTGGCGACATCGCTGACGGAGCGATTACTTCTGGAAAGATTCTAAACGATACAATTGTTAATGCTGATATTAACTCTGCTGCTGCAATCGCCTATAGCAAGTTAAATCTTGCTGGTTCCGTCACATCTGCTGATATTACAGACGGCACTATTGTAAACGGTGACATTAGCCCAAGTGCTGCAATTGCGTACAGTAAATTAAACCTTGCTGGCTCTGTTACCTCGTCTGATATTGTAGATGGAACTATTGTCAATGCTGACCTTAGCACCTCTGCTCAGGTTGCTTACAGCAAGTTAAACCTTACTAATACAATTGTCAATGCAGACATCAATGCTTCTGCTGCAATTGAAAAGACAAAGATTTCTGGCACAGCAATTACTGCTGCAGACACAGGTACTGTCACATCAACTATGATTGCCGATGGCGCAATTACTAATGCTGACATCAACGCAGCAGCGGCTATTGCACTCAGCAAGTTGGCAACTGACCCACTAGCACGTGCTAACCACACTGGTACTCAAACAGCATCTACTGTCTCTGACTTTGACACACAGGTTCGTACATCTCGCTTAGACCAGATGGCAGCCCCTACTGGCTCAGTCTCTGCTAACAGCCAAAAGATTACAAACCTAGCCACACCAACATCTAATACTGATGCAGCAACTAAGGCATACGCAGACTTGATGATTCCTTTGACTCAAAAGGGTGCAGCCAATGGTGTTGCAGAACTTGATGCTGATGGACTTCTACCTGCTAATCGACTTCCATCACTATCAATTACTACTACTCAGGTAGTTGCAACGCAGGCAGCAATGCTTGCTCTTACAGCACAGACTGGTGACGTTGCTGTTCGTACAGATTTAAACAAGACATTTATCCTCACAGCATCACCTGCAACTACTCTTGCTAACTGGCAAGAACTTCTAACACCAACAGATGCTGTTCTATCTGTCGACGGTCAGACAGGCACAGTAAGCCTATCCTCTACATATGCAACAGTGGCTAATGCTGCTAATAAGTTGCCTTTGGCTGGTGGCACTATGTCAGGTGCTATTGTAATGGGAAGCAACAAGATTACAGGTCTTGGAACTCCTACTACAACTGGAGATGCTGCTACTAAAGATTACGCTGACACTAAGTTAGCACTTACAGGTGGAACACTATCTGGTGCTCTTGCTATGGGTACTAATAAGATTACTGGTGTTGGCGACCCAACTAACGCACAAGATGCTGCAACTAAAAACTACATTGATAACGTAGTTCTTGCTCCATCTAACTTAATTGGCGTAATTACTTCTGTAGGAAATGCTACATCTATTGCTTCTCAGACTGGTACTGGTACTAAGTTTGTAGTAGATACAAGCCCTACCCTTGTAACACCAATATTAGGTGTAGCAACTGCTACATCAATTAACGGCACAACAATCCCAGCATCTAAGACTTTAGTTGCTACTGACTCAACTGTCTATGTTGTTCCTTCTCAGGGTGGTAATTCAGGAAAGTTTTTAACTACAGATGGGACTACCTCAACTTGGGGAACTGTTGCTGGATATAATGCACCAACCCTAGGTTCAACATCTATTGCATCTGGTGCTACTGTAGCAAATGTTAATGGGTTGACTATTAACTCAACAACAATCCCGACAAGCAAAACTCTTGTAACTACAGATACAACAGCATATGTTTCTACTGCTGGTGGTTCAACAGTTACTGCATCTGCTGCTGGAGTAATTCCGCTTGTTCTTAAAGGAACAAGTTCTCAAACTGCTGATTTATTTCAAGTACAAGATAGCAGCACCAATAAACACTTAGCAATTGGGTATGACGGAAACGTTACTCTTGGAGGAATACCTGGTTCATATGCTTTGTTAATTGCTAAACCAGCACCAGATGTTAACATATTTGCTACAACTGGAACTAACATTGCTCGCCTAGGGTTGCGAAATACTAGCGGCTCATTTGAACTTGTAATTGATAACTCAATAGGCAATCTCTACGGACTTGGAAACTATAGTCGTATTATTTCTAATACTGGAGCATATCCAACTATATTTACAACTAACTCTTTAGAACGTATGCGTATTGATTCTGCTGGTCGTATAGGTATTGGGTCAACCCCAGCAGGTGTTGATGGTATTTTTAATGTAAATATCAATGGAACTACATTACACCTTGGTTATGGAACAAATTTTGATAACTACTTTACAGCAGGCACAAACGGTATACAAGTATTCCGTACTGCTGGCACTGAACGTGTACGCATTGACTCATCAGGCAATGTTGGTATTGGTACCGCATCACCTGCTGCAAGCACTCGCTTAACTTTGTCTGATACCAATAGTGCTAAACTTGCACTAACTGGTGGCTCAACTCAAAATGGTATATTGCTTAACGCGGTATCTACTTCTAATCAGTACTATGTAGGTGCAGGAATCAACTTACTTGTTGGTGGAGATAAAGGATTTCTTATTTATAACACCGCCACTGCAACAGCAAAATTCTTTGCCAACGATATTACGGGCGAAACTCGCGTGCTAGGAACAACATTTTTAACAAACTACACTAGTGGTGTAGAGCGTATGCGTATTGATGCTGCTGGTAATGCTTCCTTTACTGGCACTATAGCACCAGGAATGATTATTGGAAAAACAAATACTGGCGGAACAATCTTAGGCTCAAACGACTCAGGCAGTATCTCAGTTAGAGGAGATGCAACTACTCAAGCCGCTGCAATGTCTTTTCATAGAGCGGGCAACTATGCCATAAATATGGGTCTTGATACCGACAACAACTTCAAAATTGGTGGTTGGTCTGCTGGTATCATTATGATGACTCTTACACCAGCAGGTAACCTAACAGTTCCTGGAACCGTAACTGCGCCAACATTTGCTGGTAATGCAACTACTGCATATGGACTAAATGTTCATGCAGGAAGAAACAATGAAGCAAACAAAGTTGTAAGAACTGATGGTAGTGGATATTTGCAAACTGGATATATTAACTCTGAAAATGGCAATGAAGGAAATAACTCTAATCCACCTCGTGTTTGGGGAACAAATGGTGGCGATAATTATTTACGTACATATTTAACAAGTGCTCTTAATGTAAATAGCGCAACTATTCTCAACTCTTCACATTATATTCAAAAAGTTGGAACTTCGGGTAACTTAAATACTGATTTCCAAAATACTCCTGCAGGAACATTTAGATATAACGGAGATTTTAACGGCGGAACTAACAGCCTTGGTGGTTGGTGGATTTATGAAAATAAACGCCACGACAATGCTTCTAATTATTGGGGCACACAAGTTGCCTGGGGATGGGAAGATAACGCCAACAGATTAGCCACAAGAAATGTTAGCGCTAACTCTTTTGGTGCGTGGGTACATTATATTAACTCTTCTAATCACAATACATACGGTTTAAGAAATATACAATCGTCAACCTCTGGTCCATCTGGAGGCTCTGATGGCGATGTATGGATTCAATACACTTAATAAGGGGTCAAAATGGCTGTATATGTAAAGGTTGCTGGCACTTGGAGAACTGCCTCTAATGTGTACACTAAAGTTGCTGGCACTTGGAGAACAGCATCTGATATGCCAGTTAAAGTTGCTGGTGTATGGAAAACTGGAGTTCTAGCGCAAAAACCTACAGCAGTTGAATACTTGGTAGTAGCAGGCGGTGGCGGTGGTGCAAATGGTGGTGCTGGAGCAGGCGGTTATAGAACGGCAAGCGGTTTTGCGGTTGCATCTGGTACTGCAATAACAGTTACCGTTGGCGCAGGCGGTGCTGCTGTTACTTTTGGTTCTCCTTACCAACCCGCACCAAACGGAAGTAACTCCGTGTTTAGTAGCATTACCTCCGCAGGTGGAGGTGGCGCTGCACAAGGTAATCCTGGTGGTACTAATGCAAACGGTGCAGCAGGTGGTTCAGGTTCAGGTGCTTGGGGAAGTGGAACTGCTGGCGCAGGCAATACTCCTGCAACGTCACCTTCACAGGGTAATAACGGTGGGTCAAGCGGTATATTTTCATTTACTCAATACGGTGGTGGTGGTGGTGCGTCTGCCGTCGGTGGTAATGGAGAGCCTACTAATCTTAAAGGCGGAGCAGGTGGTGCAGGTACTGCATCAAGCATTACAGGAACATCCGTAACCTATGCAGGTGGTGGTGGTGCTGCTACCAACCAAACTGCCTATTCTGCCCCTGGTGGCGCAGGTGGCGGTGGAAATGGTGGCTACAACGTTTCTACTGGAGCGGTTGCAGGAACCTCTGGTGCTGCAAATACAGGTGGTGGAGCAGGCGGTCAATACAATACTTACAATACTGGCGGTTCTGGTGTAGTAATTATTCGCTACCCAAACACCTTTACTAATGCAGTAGCCACAACAGGCTCACCTACATTTACAAACACAGGCGGATATAAGATTTACAAATTTACTGGAAGTGGGAGCATTACTTTCTAATGGCACATTTTGCACAACTAGATGAAACAAACATTGTTACTCAGGTAATTGTTGTAAACAACAATGAACTATTAATTGATGGCGTTGAGTCAGAGGCTAAAGGTATTGAATTTTGCCAATCACTATTTGGTGGCAATTGGGTCCAAACTTCATACAATAAAAACTTTCGTAAGAACTATGCAGGTATTGGTTTTATTTATGACCTAACTCTTGATGCATTTTATGCACCTCAACCGTACTCTTCTTGGGTATTAGATGAGGACGCCATATGGCAAGCACCTGTTGCTTACCCAACAGACGGCAAGACTTACCTTTGGGACGAAACAACCCTGCAATGGGTAGAGGTAACTGATACAATAGAAACGAACCAGCCTGACGAGGCTGACTTAACAGAAGGAACAAACTAATGTCAATTGATTACTCATCACTACTAACTGCAAAACAAAAGCGCGATGTCATAGAACAACGCATTGCTCAGTTTGCACTAGAGGCATACCAGCACACACTTACCAAAGAAACTTGTGCAGCGCTTGATGACGAAGAAGGTCTCAAATTTCTAGAGAAGTCGCTTATAACTCTTGAAGCGGCTATCACAACGCATCAAGCAGAACTAGCAAAACTTCCTGCTGACGAATAAACAATAAGTAGCAAGACCACCTGAGCGTGTGGCTAAACCGCTCATTTTTTCATGCCTATTCTAAGGAGCAATGTGACAACTTATAGTCCAGATATTACGGAGTCCATCCCGTTAAACGTTGGAAATCCAACAAGTGCGGCTCTTTGGACAAACAACGCAGAAGACTATGACGTTGCAGTGGGTGGCTTGCCATTCTTCCTAGCACCTACAGACCAGAATCCTTATCAAAGAGAGACTGCTCCTTATCGTAAGGACCAGTTCGATGCTGCTTCTGAACCAGGTGAACAGTCATTGACTGGTTGGTGGATTCGTTCACAGTCATCTTTCCATGTTGGTAATGGTATCAAGTTCTATGACCCATCAGCAGGTGAGGCCACTAAGTATCGTTTTGCTGATTCACAAGGTGTGGATGTATGGACTAAAGGTGAAGTCAAACTTCTGAAAGATGTTACAGACGTACACGTTACAACTGGTGCGGTTGTAGGCACAGACCATCAGCACCCTAACCAGCACATCCGTTCCATTAAATGGAGTGGCGTTGATGCTGTATTGCTTCATGATGAGTTCGATGTAGACAAGATTTACCCATCAATTACTGTATCTATTAACAACAAAGCGCGTACTACTAACGTAGCAACCCTTACCACTACTGCAGCACACGGTCTTGCAGTTGGTATGACCATTGTAATAACAGGTGTCGATGCAACATTCAACGGTTCTTACCGTATAACAACCGTACCTACAACTACTACTTTTACTTATACAACAGGAACAAGCGGAACAATAGCATCCACTGCAGTATCTCCAGTAGGAACTGGTGTAACTAATCCAGTAATTCACTACATTGACTACATCTCTGGCACTGACAAGAAAGTGTTTGCTATCTGCGATGATGGAATCAATGCTTACTGGATAACCAATAAAACAGTTGGTGGAAATCAACGCATTACGATGTTCAAGAAGCCACTATCAGGTGACTCCGTTACTGGAGCATCCAATCCATCTGCAACTGGCGATGTTACTCAGATGTTCCAAGATGCTAATATTGAAATTGTATATGCAAAGATGGAGTTCATCAAAGACCGTATTGTCCTATGTGTAAACAATCTAGTTTATGAGTTACCAACTAATGCAACTAGCCTTACAGGTGCAGGTGGTGGAACCCTAGTATATACAAATCCTAATACTAACTATCACTACACATCTGTTGCAGCATCTGGTCCTGCTATCTACACTGCGGGTCACTCAGGTATATATTCAACAATTCAGAAGTACACATTAAATGCTGCTACTGGTGCTATACCTACACTTGCTCAGGCCGTAGTGGCTGCTGAATTTCCTCCTGGTGAAATAGTTGAAAAACTATCTTATTATCTAGGGTATATGATGATTGGTACATCTAAGGGTGTCCGAGTTGCTGTAGTCAATGACCAAGACGGTTCACTAAGTTATGGACCTCTCATAGTAGAAACCAGTCAGCCAGTCTATGACTTTGCTGCTCGTGACCGTTTCGTGTGGTGCACAACAGGTATTGGTGCTTTAGATGCTGGCCTTATTCGTATTGACTTGAGTCAAAGTATTGAAAACGAACCACTACGGTTTGCTTATGCAAATGACCTACAGGTGACTCAGGTTGCGACTCACTATACAACTGCAGTTAACTTTATTGGTACTACCAATCGTCTTGCTTTCTGTACAGAATTTCAAGTAACTGATGGCGCTATCTATCTTGAATCAGCAACCGTGCTACGGGCTACTGGTTATGTAACTACTGGTGCTATCCGCTATGGAACGCTTGAGCCAAAGAACTTTAAGTTCTTACGTGCACGAGGTAGTTTCACTAATGGTGCTATGGATATCTATTCAGTTGATTCTCTAGGTAATATTTACACAGTCATCACTTACAACTCTACAATTGGTACTCCTGAGTCTGCTACAACTAACCCAGAAGGACCACAAGAGTACTTATCCTACAAGTTTACGCTCTCACGCAGTGCAGCCAATACCAGTCTAGGTCCTATATTTAAGGGCTATCAAGCAAAGGCTCTACCAGCAACAGAACGCCAACGAGTGATTCAGTTCCCTGTATGGTGTTTCGACGTAGAAACCGATAGATATAATGTGAAAACTGGATATGAAGGACGTGCGTGGGAGCGTATTCAAGAACTTGAGTCAATTGAAAAACTTGGCGATATTGTCAACTTCCAAGACTTTACTACAGGAGAAAGCGTGCAAGCCATTATTGAGCGAGTAAACTTCAACCGCAAGACACCACCATCAGGCAAGTTTGATGGCTTTGGTGGCATGCTTACTATCACAGTTAGGACTGTCTTATAATGACCGCAGTAGATTGGGCAGCACTAATAGTCTCAGTTACAACAATTGCAGCAGCGTTTGCTGGTGGAGTTCGTTGGCTGGTAAAGCATTATCTGTATGAATTGAGACCTAACGGGGGCGGTTCCGTTAAAGACCAAGTGAATCGATTGGAAGCCCGTGTTGATGAAATTTACTTACTCCTTTGCGAGAAAAAGTAGAGTACTAGCCGCATTTTCTATTGTTATAGGAACATCTTTATTTATGCCTTTTGCCTTTGCTGAGCAAACAGGACCTGCAACTATTACTTGCGCTAAAGAAGATGGAACTGAAAAAACAACAAATGTTAATTGGAACAATGCAAACATTTATTTTAAAGATAAAGGTGACATTGCTCGTTTATTTTGCGAAGGTGGGCATTCTGGTGGATGGCCTATATTTGTAAGCACATCAGTTCCTGATGGTCCGTTTCGATATTATGGTGGGATAGTTCCTATTCCCGTTGAACCCACACCTGAGCCCGAACCTTCTCCAACTCCATTGCCAGTTCTGTCTCCCTCAGAGACTGCGACTGTTTTAGTCGAACCAACTCCAACTCTGAGTCCTGTACCCTTACCTCAGCCGAGTCCAAAGCCGACTGTAGAACCAAGTCCTGTGCCTCAGCCCGAACCAACTCCGACTCCAACTTCTTTACCAACACCTGATACATCTGCACCTTCTGTGCCAGAGACTTCGACTGTGACTGTGCAGCCAATTCCCGTTCCAATCGTTTCACCCGTGGCAACGCCGAGCAATAGCCCAGAACCAACCCCAACAATAGAGCCAACGCCCCAGCCCCAACCCACTCCTGAATCATCTAATCTTCCTTCCGTTGATACCAGTACAGTAACATCAATACTGCCAGAGCAACCGATAAACCCAGAACCATTACCTACTCCTCTTCCTGTTGAACCAACACCGAGTCCAGAACCTGTTCGTGAACCAACTCCTACACCAACACCAGAGTCTGAATCTACGCCTGCACCTACACCAGAACCAGAGCCAACTCCAGCGCCAGAACCTACTCCTCAACCTTTACCTTTACCGATTCCCGCACCCGAGCCAGAACAGACTCTACCTCCAGTGCAAGAACCTTTACCTCAACCTGAGCCATTGCCAGAGCAGCCCGAGCCTCTAGAACCTGAGCCTTTACCCGAGCCTCCAACTCCCGTAGAAGAGCCTCCAGTGCCTCCTGAGGAGCCTCCTGTGGCTGTTGAACCGCCTCCTGAAGAGGAGGAACCACCCGTAGATGAGCCACCTAGCCCTGCTCCTGAGCCTGAGACTGAGGTTGCACCTGAACCTGAAGAAGAGGCTCCTGCAGAGGAAGTTCCTGCTCCTGTAATTCCTGAACCTGCACCTGAACTTGCACCTGAACCTCCTATGGTCGCAAGTCCTAATGCTACCACAGAAGAAAAAGAAATTGTTGCCGAAGCAATCATTGAAGCAGCAAATGGTGCTCCTGTGACTGCACAAGCAATCCAAGAAGCAGGTCTTGAGTACAAAGACTTGCCACCTGCTACACCTGTAGAAGTCCGTGAGGATGAGAATGGCAATGAAGTTGTCATCACAGCAGAGGTAGCAGCAGCATTGGTAGTTCTTGAAAGTCCTGCTGAACTTCTAACTGCAATCTTTAATGACCCAGGTCAAGCACTTCTTGCTATTGCAAGTATTGGTGCTGATATGTCAGATGAAGAAAGAGAAGAATCAGAAAAAATTATTGTTGCATCTGTTATTGCTGGTCAAGCCGCCGTTAATGCGGCAGGCATGGCAGCAGCAGCAGCCACTACCAGAACCCCGTCTGGTGGCGGTACAACTGGCGGAGGCGGAGCCTCTGCTGGTGAATCTAAAGCCGTAAGGAGACGCAAGCCTTGAAAATATTAAGAGACATGGTTGACCAACTTTGGACACTGCTTGGCATGTTCATTGCATGGGTTGTTCTTGATGGAAGTGCCAAGACAGTAGTTGGCTATGCCATTGGTGGAACACTTATTGCCTGGGCAATCACATACCCACTACGTAACCCGAAGGACGAATAATGGACACATTTAAAAGTGTAATAATGAGAATCTTTGCTGTTATTGCAGCAGAATCTCTTGGAGTTATTGGTGCTGGTTCCTTGGTAGGTATCGAAGTATGGCAAGCAGGAGTATTGGCAGGTGCACTAGGTGCAGCCCGCGTACTTGAGACTTTAGCCCGCTTCTACCTAGCAGACGGAAGCCTGACATCAGAAGAAATCAACGCAGCCTTTGCTAAGGTTGACAAGAAAGCGAGTGAATAATGGGACAAAGAAACGACTTCATCAAAACTGCAAGAGCAGAAATTGGTGTAATCGAAGGACCTAAGGACAACGAAACCAAGTACGGAGCCTTTACTAAGGCTAACTTCCTACCTTGGTGTGGTTCTTTTGTGAACTGGTGTGCTAACGAGGTTGGCTTGAAGATTCCTTCATGCGTATCAACTGTTGTTGGTGCATCTGCATTCATCAAGAAGGGTCAGTGGGAAAAGGCTGAGGAAGCCACACCACTACCAGGAGATGTTGTCTTCTTTGATTTCCCGAACGACGGCGTAGACCGAATCTCACATGTTGGGATTGTGGTCAGGGACAATGGCGACGGTACTGTTACCTGCATCGAAGGCAATACTGCCCCAGATAAAAAGGGTGACCAGCGCAACGGAGGGCAAGTATGCCTAAAGAAGCGTGCTTACAAGAAGAAGAACGGGCCTGCCTTAAAGAAATCTGCTGCAGTAGTTGTGGTAGGATTCGGCAAGCCTGTATTTAAGTCATAAGACTTTTATACTTGAAAAAAGGAGAACCAATGGATATCAATACACTTAAGCAAGTCTCGTTGTCATATGCTCGTGCAGCAGGTGCAGCGGTAGTTGCGATGTACCTAGCAGGAGAGACAGACCCTAAGAAGTTGGCTTACGCCTTCGCAGCAGGTTTTATCGGTCCAGTTGCTAAGTACTTCGACAAGTCAGCGAAAGACTTCGGTTTGACCAAGTAGGCTAAAGCCTACAAACTAGCCCCTCATTTTACTAGCAATAGTAGAGTGGGGGGCTATTTTGTCGTCCATAGGATACCCCAAACAGGTCGGAAAGATGGCGAGTTGCGCCACTTTCACGGCTCCCAGGTCATAATGTATGGGTCAGGGGTACTTATCGCCTCAACTCGAGGTCAATTTACTTTTGTTATCATCCGCCAGTTGAGTAGAAACCCTTAGCATTGAACTTTACAGGGGCAGAGTTATAGACCCTAGTCATGGGGTCATTGCAGGTATCGCAGTAGGGTATGATTTCATCATCTGTCATACCCCTGGTAATGATGACAACCTCTGAATCGTTCTCACATTTGTACTCGTAACTAGCCATTCAACCCTCCAAGATTAGAGACTTAGTGTATCATAAAAGGGCGGGTAACCGTGGGGCGGAAACTTCAAATGACGGTGACGACATATGTCTGATTCCAACTCCCTGAACCACCATTAAATTCTATGGGGGGTAGGGGGGCGTTTCTTAAAATCTGGCTCAGACAGCATTTAAGAAACCCGTTTCGAGTAGCGGGGTAGTTTAGGGTCTGCTACAGTCATCCCATGAACGAATTACCTAAGCATATTTCCTATTCCAGTCTAACCACTTGGCAAGAGTGTGGCTGGAAATACTATCTACAAAAAGTCGAAGGCGTTAAAGAAGCACACGCCGTATGGTTTACTGGTGGCTCAGCAGTACATAAGGCTACCGAGAACTATGACAACGCAGGCAACATTACTCTTGACTCTGCCTACCTTGATACCGTCTGGAACGATGCTTGGTTTGCCCAAGTAAAAGAAGACGAAGAACTCAACGGTGACATGAACACTTGGCAGTTTGCCAAGAAAGAAGACATGACATGGTGGTATGGCGAAGGTCGCTGGATGTTAGAGAACTGGGCTAAGTTCCGCATGAACGGCTGGTCAGTCTATGAAGACTTCGTTGAAAAAGAATATGAAATTGAAATCGATGACTCATCTGTGAAGATGGCCATTGACCGAGTGATGGTGGACTTCGAGGGGAATCGGGTGCTCCTCGACATCAAGACTGGTGCGTCATCTCAGAGGCATCCTTTGCAACTGGCTGTCTATGCGTGGGCACTGGAGAAGCAAGGGATATCTGTCGATAAGGCAGGCTTCTGGGATGCACGTACTGGTTACGTTTCGTTATGGAACCTCACCAATCTGCACTCAGACCGAGTAGAAGATATACTCAACACCTTTGATAAAGCACGCAAGGAAACAATCTTCCTTCCTAACATGTCTAACTGTGGTCGATGTGGTATAACATCCTCCTGTAAATATGTTAATAGCAACGCATAGAGTTCAAACTCGAACATGAATGAGGAGATAGAAAATGACTGGTAACTTCCAAGTTAGTAGCAAACTCTATGACGGACGTATATTCGTTGTAGCGTCAGAGACCTACGCAGGATTCTGCGAGGCTCTAGAAAGTGCAGTAGGCGTTGAGGAGTCACAAGACCTTCTTAAGCAGATGGCACAATCACTATCAGGTGCTCCACAGAATGCATCACAGGCAGTAGAGAACGTTCGTTCTTCTTACCCTAATGCACAAGTAGACCACACTGCACATCCAACACAAACTTCTGGCAATACTATGGGACCAGAAGCAAAGAAGTGCCACCATGGTATTATGACAAAGCGACAGGGACAGGGTGCTAAGGGACCATGGAAGGGCTATATGTGCCCATCTCCAAAGGGAACTCCAGACCAGTGTGAGCCAGTCTTTATTCGTCGTAATGATGCAGAATGGAATAGTTTCTAAACAATGAGAACACTTGCACGCGCCGTAGGTACTAAGGACATAGGTGGCGAACCGCTACCAACTGTCTTTCGTACCTTTGAACTCAACAAGGTCGTGTTTCGGCGTGCCGAAATCTCGATGATTGCTGGTACACCTGGTGCTGGCAAGTCTTCTGTTGCTTTAGCATTAGCATTGAGAGCAAAGGTTCCAACACTGTACGTCAGTGCTGATACCAATGCACATACAATGGCTATGCGATTACTATCTATGATAACTGGCAAGACTCAATCTGATGTAGAAATTTTACTTGAGACTGAGGTTGCTACTTCAAGGAAAGTAATCAATGACCATGCGCAGCACATCTTCTGGTCTTTTGATTCTAGTCCTACGCTAGATGATTTAGACCAGGAGGTTGCTGCGTTTGAAGAACTATGGGGATGTTCACCTACTCTTATCGTTATTGATAACCTTATGGATATCGCTAACGATGGCGGAGAAGAGTTTGCAAACATGCGCTCTACTCTGAAAGAACTCAAGTACCTCGCAAGAGATACTAACGCTGCTGTTGTAGTACTCCACCATACAAAGGAGTCCTACATCGGGACACCGTGCCAACCACGTTCCTCTCTACAAGGAATGGTTGCACAGTTGCCCGCACTTATCTGTACTGTTGGCTCTGATGCTCCTGGTTTTATCGCCGTAGCACCAGTTAAGAACCGTTATGGTAAGGCAGACCCGACAGGCAACACTGCCTTTTGGTTGAACTTTAACCCTGAATACATGGATGTTTCTGACATCGCTGAAAGGTTAAAATGAGTATCATCGACCCTATCGTACCTCACCCTGACTGGGGCAATCCGTTTCCTAACGTAGACCCTGATGAGTGGGAAGATGACGATGACTAAAGATATAAACCAACTAAAGCCAGATTACACAAGGGCGATGGATATACGTGGTGAACCAACCACGGTATGCATCTGTGGATGTTACATTTGGAATCTCAAAGTAGCCTTCGAACAAGATGGTACTATTGGGATGTATTTCAGAGATATGGAGTGTGCTGACTGTGGAACACAGGCAACCGCCCCAATTGAGGAGTAAGAATGAAACTAACAACATATGCTTGGATAATGGCTGCTGTAGTCTTTGTGGGAACTTTGCCTCACGCTGTGGGTGCGATGTTTTTGGAAAGACAAATAGCAATCAAAGAGAATTGCGCTAAGCCAATCTTTGGTGTAGTAGCAATATCCGAGATGAAGAAGATGGCAAAATGGATTGCAAAGGGCAAAGTCCTGGAGCAATACAAGAGTAATCATGAGTGGAAGTCACTCTTTACTCTATGGAACAGGGAGTCTCGCTGGGATTACACGGCGAACAATCCTCGTTCATCTGCTTATGGAATACCTCAGATGCTTAATATGCCAGAGAATACTCCAATGAATAAGCAGATTGACTTAGGTCTCAAATATATCAAGCACCGTTACGGCAGTCCATCAAAGGCTTTGGCCTTTCATAATCGCAACGGCTGGTATTAATCATGGGTGGTCGCGCAGCAAAGGCTAAAGGTGCAGGAGCAGAGCGAGATGTAGTCAAATACCTCAAGCAATGGTTCCCGTATGTAGACAGGCGTTTAGCAGGTGCGACCCTTGATAAAGGTGACATCTCAGGTATACCTGGTGTTACTATAGAGATAAAGAACCACGCTAAGATGGACTTAGCAGGGTGGACAGAAGAGTTGATAGTCGAGATGACTAACGATAAGGCTTGGACAGGCGTAGTTGTGCACAAGAGGAAAGGCAAGGGGAATCCTGGAGACTGGTACGCAACTATGCCTGTACATGTATGGGTAGAACTCTTAAGGAAGGCACTAGACAAGTGAACGATGAAAACCCGAACATCACTGCAATACTAGAGCACTATGGTGCTACAGTTCCAACCCGAAATGGTTGGGCTAAGATGAAGTGTCCGTTTCATAATGATTCACACGCATCAGCAGCAGTTAATCTGCAAGAAAATCTTTTCAAATGCCATGGATGTCAGTACAAAGGCAGTGGCTACAAAATCATTATGGATAAAGAGGGGGTAGGTTTTCGTGAAGCAATCAGCATCGCAGAAGGAATCCTTAACCAATGCGGCCAGGCATTACCACAGCGCATTGGGCGAGGCGGAAGAATATCTGGCAGGTCGAGGAATAACAATGGAGCAAGCGACAGCCGTACGCTTGGGCGTCGTCTCAGAGCCGTTAACGGGTCATGAAACGTATCTCAATAGGCTCGCGATTCCGTATATTACGCGTTCAGGGGTGGTGGACATTAGATTCCGTTCAATGGACCTATCAGAACCGAAATACATGGGAATGGCTGGTGCGACAACGCATCTCTACAATGTTAGTGCGTTCTTTAGAGCGACCTCATTTATTTCTATCTGTGAAGGTGAGATTGATACGGTCACACTCGATACTGTATGTGGTATACCTGCGGTGGGGGTCCCAGGAGTTAATAACTGGAAGAAGCATTACACCAAACTCCTGCAAGATTTCGAAAAGGTATTCCTCTTTGCCGATGGGGATAATGCTGGTACTGATTTTGGCAAGTCTCTTTCTCGTGAGTTGGGTAACCTTGTGGTAGTACAAATGCCTGAGGGTGAAGATGTTAATTCTATGTATCGTCTGCATGGAGCAGAGTACTTTAACCACAAGATTGAGAG